CTCGGCAACATCGACGAATACAAGTCGATCAAGGATGAGGTGGCCAAGGCCACGGGCAGCGCCATCGATGCCGATTTCGAAACCCAGATGATGGGCCTCAATCGCCAGCTCACGATCTTCCGCGAAATAGGCACGCAGGCGTCTCGCGAAGTGGGCCTCGCATTCGGCACCTGGATGCCGGCGATCAACGGCTATCTGATGGACGGCCTCAAATGGATACGCGAGTGGGACGCTGCGACGGGCGGCATGGTCAAACAGGGCCTTGCCTTTGCCGGTGTTGCCGTCCTAGCGGCGGCCGGTCTCGGCGTTCTCGGCGTTGTCTTGCCAGCGATCGGCGCGGGCCTGTCGGTTTTGGCCGCACTCTTCAGCCCGGTGGGCATCGCGCTAGCCGGCATCGCAGCCGCTGGCGTCTACGTCTATCGCAACTGGTCGAGCTACGCGCCGCGCCTGTCGCAACTGTGGAACCGCATGGGTAAGGCCTATGCGGACGCCATGACGGTCGGCACGGCGATCGTCAACCGCTTCGGTCCGATGATCCGTTCCGGCCTTGGCAGGGCACTCCAGGACGTGACGGCCGGCTGGCAGAACCTGAAGACCTTCGTGTCCGGCTTCATGCGTGGCCTCGATCTCCAGTTCGATTTCTCCGGTCTGACGATCAGCGATGTCCAGCTCGGCGCGTTCCGCGTCCTCGATACCGCGTTGAATGGCATTGCCACGGCCTGGGGGATGATCCGGGATTTCGGCTCCGGTTTTGCGAACTGGCTGGAGCCGATCGGACAATCGGCCGGTGGCGCTGTCAGGGCGATCGGCGGCATCGCCACCGGCTTTTATCGCCTCGGAACAGCAATCCGCGAGCTTGTCGGCCTCGGCGAAGGCGGCAAGATAACCGGCATGCTTTCCGGCATCATGTCGTTCCTCGGCGATATAGCAGGCAAGACTGTGCTGGCGGCCGTCATGGTCCTGGAAGACGTTGCGAAAGCGATCGAGTGGGTCGTGAACGGTATCGCCTCGTTGGTGGAAGCCATCAATCGCGGCATCGACTGGAGCGCTCTTGTGCCCCAAGGCATTGCCGAGGCATGGAACAGTGTCGCATCGGCACTTGAGAGAGTGCAGAACGCGCTCAGCATTGAGAGCGTCTCGAATGCGCTCGGCGTTTCCGGCCAGCGCAACATGACGCGTTTTGGCCGAAACAGTGTGCTGCCCGCCAACCAGAACGGTGTCCTGCCGGCACAGGCGTCGCCGACCGCGCCGGCAGCACCACAGCAGCTCAACGTTAACACCGAAGCGAAGGTTGTTGTCGAAGGCCCCGGCAAGGTTGTCGGCCAGACAACGACCGTCACGTCGCCGTCGCCGAACGTCAACACCGGCCGTGCTGTTGGGAGGCCCTGATGCTTCTCGACAGCCTCAATGCCGCTGAAGGATTGTTGCCGGGTTTTTATCGCGGCATCCCGCTCTCCATCGTCGATGTATCAAGCGACCATGGACGGCGGGTTCTCGAATATCTGTTTCCAGGTGTCGATCCCGCCGCCTATGACGATTTCGGCGTGGGGCCTTCCGGCATCAGTATCGAGGCGCTTTATGTCGGTGACGATTATCGCGTGCGTGCGAAGCTTCTCGCCAAAGCCTTCGAGACACCCGGTCCTGCATTACTCATTCACCCATGGCTTGGCCCGATGCAGGTCATCATGGAAGAGCCGGCACAAATCCGCTTCTCGGAAAGGGAACTGCGAGTTATCCGGATTTCTGCCCGGTTCAAGCGTGCACCATCATCTTCGATCTCAGGTTTTTCCGGTGGGCTGTTGCCCACGGCGCTCATCGCCTTCACCAGTGCCGTGACCTCGCTTGCCGCCTCGATCGCGCTGACGGTCATTTCCAGTGCCAGAACCGCCGCGACCATTCGCAGCAGGCGCGTCACGTCTTCCGTCGCCGATTCCATTACGGCGCGTCCGGACGCACGCTCGGCCGTCAGCCAGATACGTTCGGCGCTGGAAGCGTCGTCGCCATCCTCGCCTGTCGCGTTCGATACGTGGGCCAGCTCGGCCGCGTCGGTCATTGCCCAGACGGTCGAGGTTCCGGCCGTCGCACCTGCGACGACAACGGTGAACGCGACACCCAGCGCCCAAGCGCTGATGAGCGCCGGCCTTTCCATCGCCTCGGGACTGTTGACGGAAGCGGGCAAGGCTCCGTCCGCAATTGACGGGCTGCTGCTGGTCGGTGCTGCCGGACAGTTCCTCGCGGCGACGGCCGAGCAATCCTCCTATGCGGATTTCGTGTCGCGGCAGGAAGCGCTTCGTTATCGCGCCGCCATGACCTCAGCGCTCGCCTCACTCGTTGACCAGGTCGAACAGCAAGCGCCCGACACGATGCAGGCCGCCAGTTCGGCCCTCTCGTCTGCTGCGCGATCGCTGACGGCCGCGATCGTCTCCGATCTCAACGAGGTGATCGGCCGCCTGCCGTCTGTCCGCCGCCTGTCGGTCAATCGCGATGCCGACGCATGGCTGGTCGCGCAGCATATTTCCGGCGATACGCCGGCACTGCTCGAAACTGTCTATGCCGATGTCGTCGCCCGCAATGATCCATCGCATCCGGCGCAATTGCCGGCCGGCGATATCGAGTTCCTGGAGCGCGGTTGATGGCCAAAAGCATCAGGCTCTTTCTCGATGGCACGGCCTATAATCAGTGGACATCAGGCGAAGTCACCCGCGACCTGAAGGACTTTTCCGGCAGCTTCAGCTTCACGTTTCGCGATGGCGAGGCGTCCGAAGCTACTTTCCCTTTCGCCTCGATGCCGAAACTGCCGCGTCTTCACCCCCAGATGCAGGCAAAGATCATGATCGGCAAGCGCACAGTTCTAATCGGGCATGTCGAAACTGTCGCCCCGGATGTTAGTCCCGGCAACGCCTCTGTAACGATCTCCGGCCGCGACAAGACCGGCGATCTCATCGACTGCTCGGCACTGGCGGAAGGCCCTGCCGAGTTGAAGGGCGTCAAGCTGGAGGCCGCAGCCGCGAAGATTGCCGAGCCATTCGGTCTAAAAGTCCGGACGGAAGTGGACACCGGCGAGACCTTCGACCGTTATTCGATCGACCTTGGCGAAACCGCCTTTTCCGCCATTGAGAAGGGAGCGCGGCAACGCAGCGCCCTTATCCTTTCGGATGGTGTCGGCAACATCGTTATCACCCGAACGGGTAAAACCCGCGCACCCGATGGGATTAATCTTCCGGGTAACGTGATCGGCATCAGGGCAAATTTCAGCACGGTGAACCGCTATAGCAAGACCGTGGTGCGCGGCCAGTCGGAACGATCCGGCAAAGCCCGCAGCTCCGCCTCCCTCGATGCCACAGCCGACCCGATCGGCGCGGACAGCCGCAACGATGGCGATGGTTCGGCCCGCGAGCGCGAGCGCAAGGGAACTGTCGCAACCGGCAGGGCAGATGATGACGAAATCAGACGGTATCGCCCGGTTGTCCATCTGGCTCGCAGCAAGGCAGGCGCAGTCAGCGCCCAGGACGAAGCCGACTGGCGCAATCGCACGTCCCGCGCCGAGGGTGACGAGCAGACCTATACCGTCAAGGGCCATGAGGTGAACGGGCAGCTCTGGACGGTCAATCAGGTGGTTTCCGTTTCCGATGCCTTCCTCGGCATCGAGCGCGATCTGCTGATTTCCGCCGTCCGTTATTCCGAGGCAGACGAAATCACCACGGATATTTCCGTTTGCTCGGCCGAGGCCTTCGACAAGGAGCCGGTGGGCAAGCGCCGGACGGACAAGGCAGGAAAGGGCAAGGCCAAGAAGAGTGCCGGGCCGCTCGATGGAAAGGCCGAGGCACTATGAGCGAGATCGTCAACAAGTTGCGGGGCCTCGTCCGACGCGTCACCGTGAAGGACATCAAGGATGATGGTCAGATGCAGACCGCCTCGGCAGAGGTAGCCGAAGGCGTTTGGCGTCACGATCTCGAAATCATGCATCCCTATGGTTTCTTGTCAGTTCCTGACGATGATGGTGCGGTCGGCGTGGCGCTGGCAATTGGGGGCGACGAAGGCGACATGGTCATCTTGCCGCTTGCCAATCCGTCGCAGCGCATGGGCGGTCTCGGCAAGGGCGATGTCGGCCTGTCGAACAAGTTTGGTGATCGCATCATCATCAGGGCTGGAGGCGGGATTGAGGTTCAGGCCGCCAGGTCCATCACCTTCAAGGTGGGCGGGGTGACGATGACGATTGATGACACAGGGCTGAACGTCAACGGCGGCAGCATCAAGCACGACGGCGTTGTGATCGACAAGACCCACAAGCACAAGGGTGTCGTGCCGGGCCTTGGTGATACTGACGTGCCGTTGGGCGGCTGACCGCCCGCCACGGCGGGCCTGATCAGGCTTGCGCGCGCGCGATAATTTCGCGCCATGACCGGATTTCTCGACCTTGCCCTGACCTATGACGCCACGCGGCGCTGCTGCGATTTGGTGCTTGATGACGATTTCAATCTGGTTCTCGACGAAACGCCGGTGACGCCGAGCCTCTCCGGACGATGAGTTGCCGGAAGGCCGCTCGCAGTTTCTGGCCCCCGTTTCCTTCTCCGAACGCCGTGGCGCACTTCTCGACGGTCTCAACATTGCGAGCGACATGGCGGGCTGCAAGATGTGGCTGCTGGAGCGTGCCAAGGAAACCGAGACCACGCGTCAGCTCGCCGAATATTATCTCGCCGAGGGCCTCGGCTGGGCCGAGACCGATACCGGAACGCCAGCAGAAATCGAAGTCTGGTGGCTGGGTGCCGGCGTGCTCGCTTATCGTGTCCTGGTCGAGGATGTCACGCTCGAACTGACGCGGAAGGTGGCGTAATGGTCTGGCCTGTCCCCGCCGCGAAAACGATCTTCTCCCGCATTGCTGCCGCCGCCGAAGTTGGTTTGCTCGGCATCTATCCGCAAGCAGATGTGAAGGCGATTTCCCGCGCTGTCCGTTCGGCACGCGGCATGTTCGCCGTGATCTGGAGTGCGGTAGCCCCGGAGTGCGCGAGACGCACGACCACATCGCATGGTGGGCGCGGCAGTGGATGCCGGACAGCGCCGACGACGAAACCATGATCCTTCGCCATGCCTCGATCTGGGGCGTCGAGCCACGCCCGGCGACAAAGGCCGTTGGTTCCGTCACGATCGAAGGTGTGGCTGGAACCGTTCTGGCGTCGGGTATCGTACTGACCTCGACTGCCACGAACACATACGTGACCACCTCGGGCGGCGCGATCGCGGCCGGTGGCACAGTCACCGTCACGGCCGATGCGGTCACTGCCGGCAGCGCCGGCAATCTGGAAAGTGGCGTCCAGCTTTCAACGCTTGTCGCATATCCGGAGATTTCGAAGATCACAGTTTCGACCGCCTTTGCAGGCGGTGCGGATGACGAAACGCCGGAAGAAGTCCAGGTGCGCTATCTTCAGCGCATCCGTGAACCTCCTATGGGTGGTTCAGCCCAGGACTACGGAGCATGGGTCGGTAACGTCGCCAGCGTCTACGCCGTCAAAATCGTGGAAGACTGGATCGGTCGCGGCTCCGTGGGCCTTGTCATCGCTCTGAGGAATGATGACGGCACGCCGCGCATCCCCACTGAGCTGGAATTGACCGCGATCGGCAACTATCTCGGCGCTCAGGGCAGTCAGACCGGCGTCCGGCCGGTCACCGCCCGCGTTATTCCCGTTGCGGCCGAGTTGGTCGAAGTGCCGGTGAGCGTGCGCCTTCGCCCGGATGGTGCTTTGACCCGGGCCGCAGTGCAGCTTGCCTATGATCGCTTCATTGCCACTATCGGCGACGAAGACGACATGGAGAACGAAAGCCCGATCGGCGCGACCATTGAGCCTTCCCGCATCTCGGAAGCCATCTCGGCCGCTGATGGCGAATATTCGCACGATCTGACCATCCCTGCCGCCAGATACACGCTCGGCACCAAGGAATGCCCGATCGCCACCGCAATCACCTGGCTGGATTGAGGGGGCTTTAAGACGTGTCCAGGGCCTCTTCAACGATCCTTCAAAGCCTGTTTTCGAAACTGCCGATTGGCTGGGCGCTCCGCTATCGCGGTGGCGTCATGGGTGTGATCCTCGGCGCGATCGCCGAGGCCATTGCAGACGCCGAGGCGGCGGCCGAAGCGATGATGAACGAGACGGACCCGCGCCTGGCGGACAAGCTCCTTTCGGATTTCGAGCGTTGCCTTGGCCCCGATCCTTGCGGGCGCGACAATGACGGCCTGACCGTGCAACAGCGCCGCCAGCTCGCCTTCCAGCGCTGGACGGCCCGAGGAGGCCAGTCGATCCCGTATTTCGTGTCAATCGCCGCCGCCCTCGGTGTCAGCATCACAATTGAAGAGTTCTGGCCATCGCGTGCCGGCGTACTGCGCGCTGGTCAGCGGTTGCGGCCGGAAGGATCGCAGTTCGTTTGGCGCGTCAACATTCCCGGTCTCATCACCGTCACCAATTTTCGGGCAGGCGCAAGCCGTGCCGGCCATCGCCTCGGTTCATTTGAAGTCTCGGCGATCGAGTGCGTTCTGCGCCGCTACAAGCCCGCCCACACAACCCTTGTTTTCAAGTACGGAGAAGCCTGATGGATCGCATCAACGGCGCGGACACTATAGATATTGGCGGCGGCCGACGCGGCTTCCGCGATGAAAATCTGGTCACCGGAACCCCAGGTACGGAAGTTACCGCTCTACACCTGAACAGCGTTCAGGAAGAAATCCTGAAGGTCATC